ATGAAACATCAACGTCGTTCCCTCCTTCCATCCGGATTGGAAGAGGAATTCGTCTTCTCCGGGCAACCGCGGAAGATAGCCCCGGTTCCGGCCATTCCGTACCTATGGCCGACACGTCCCGTTGTTGCGGGAGAGTATATCCAAGACTGGCAAGTGCGAGCCGCGGGTGATTTGGCCGGGTTGAGGCTATGCAGATCGACGCTGGACTGTATATCGTCCCACGTGTCGCGACGGGATGGAACATGTCGCCTTACCGATAAGGCGCTTTCATGTCGCTCCGGTCGATCGCTTCGATCAACTCATAGAGACATAAGCCGGCTGAAGAACTTGGGGTACCTCATGGTCGAATATCAGGATGGCGATAGCGTGCAAGAGCGTGTCAGAGTGCTTCGAATCTCTGTGCCATCTGACGGTAGGTCTCGCCAACGTATCCCCGGGCTAAGTAAGGGAGAGGTCTCGCCAACGTATCCCTTATGCGTTGGCGGTCCTGATATGGGAGCAAGCCGCGATGACTGAAGAACAACTCGACCTTCTCTCATGGAAGCCGCCTGCGGAGATCGTTCCATTTCCACTTCATCGAAGTCATGGAGCGACCGCTGGAGCTGCGAAGGCGATTATCGACCTCGACAAACCGGCACGTACCGGTAGGTTGAACAGCATCCGCGTACAGACTCGGAAGCAAATGGAACTGATATTCGGCAAGGAGCGGGCGGAGAAGATCGCCGACGACTTGATCAGTCGGATCAAGACACAGATTAGATATCGTGAAATCGACCGCGGCGTGAGGAGACCGGACCAAGCCTGAGGCGCTTCGCGCCAGCCTTCGGCCCGCTCAACCTACGGTCTCGCCAGGCTCCATGCGCCTCAGCGGTAGGCTGGCTATAAGTTTTGCCAATCGTGGCACTTCTGGAGATCGATCGAACCGCCGCTTCCGGAATTCCTGGGAGCGGCTCCGATTAACGGAAACCACGATGAGACAGAGAAATGTACATATGGCCAGAAGGGCTCGAGCGACTTGCAGCATATCTTCGAAAGCGACAGGTCGATATCCATGCGTTCAAAACAGCGCGTCAAGCGGCATGGATCGCACAGAAATTATTGAAAACCCGGATTAAGTTCCAAGAAGATCTCTACATGACATTGCGGGAGATCCAGAAAGCTGTTCCTGAAAAGGATACCGACGCGCTCAGCACTCCTCACAATCGTAACGGAACGGCCAACAGGGAAATGTCGTCGTCGGCCGCTCCGGCTCCGTCCGCCGCAAAACGCTCAAAGCGAGGCAAACATGTCGCTCGCGTCGACAAGGTCAACCAAGTTCCAGATACCTCTTTCGGCGTACACATCTTCTGCGACGGTGCCTGCGAGCCGAACCCGGGAAGCGGTGGCTGGGGCGTTGTCGTCTACAGGGACGGCCTGGAAGTTGCGGCGCTGTCCGGTGGCCTTGGCGAGACCACGAACAATGTCATGGAAATGACGGGCATGCTCGAGGCGGTCCAATGGCTCATCGACCATTTCTTGAAGGATCAGGCGGCTACGATCTGGTGCGACAGCCAGTATGTCGTGAATGGCTGCAACATCTGGCGGCACAATTGGAAGAAGAACGGCTGGAGCCGAAAAGGACCTGCCGCCACTAAGCCAGAGACCGGTGTGGTGAAGAATCTAGAACTGTGGCAGGCGATCGATGAGGCGCTGAACAAATGCTCAGAGCTGACAGTGGCATGGGTCAAAGGCCACGTCGGAATCGAAGGCAATGAGCGCGCCGACGAACTGTCCGTGATCGGACGCCGCAAAGCCATGGAAACGGCAGCATCCGAGGGTTGCCCTCAAACATTGCCGTCGGACGCCCCCTCGCTTGTCGCGGGGGCAGCGTGAAATGGGCACCATATCCGAACGAACCCGCCGAAACGGGACCAAGGCTTACACCGCCCAGATCCGGATGAAGCGAGGCGGCAAGCTTGTGCACACCGAAGCTCAGACCTTCGACCGAAAGCCGGCAGCAAAGGCATGGCTTAATAAACGGGAGGCGGCCCTAGATGAGCCAGGGGCTCTTCAGCGACTGCTCAGACCTGACGTTACGCTTGCCGATGCGATCGATCAGTATCTCAAGGATTCGGTCAAAGACATCGGGCGCACCAAAACCCAAGTTCTCAACGTGATCAAGAAACACGAACTTGCCTTCATGCGGTGCGGCGAAATAGCCAGCACCGATTTGACGCGCTTCGCGAAGGATCTCGCAGTTGGCTGGAATCCCGATACGAATGGCAGGGAGGAGAGCATCGCACGTAAGCCTCAGACCGTTGGCAACTATATGTCGCATCTCGCTTCAATCTTCGCGATCGCTAGGCCGATGTGGGGTTATGAGCTAAGCGAACAGGCCTTTCGTGATGCCACGAAGGTGCTGAAGTGGCTCGGGATCATCAGTCGTAGCGGCGAACGCAAGAGACGCCCGACGCTTGCGGAGCTCAAGCTCCTGCTTACCTATTTTTTTGAAAGAAGCCAGCGCACGGTCGAAGCCTCCCCGATGCACAAGATCATCCTGTTTGGAATCTTCTCAACGCGGCGACAAGAGGAGATCACCACATTACGATGGGACGACCTTGACCGCGAAAACATGGAGATTCTCGTACGAGATATGAAGCACCCCGACCAAAAGATCGGCAATGATGTGCGATGCTCCCTCACCCCAGAGGCTCTCATCATAATCGACGCCATGCCGAAGGTTGGGCCACGGATTTTCCCCTTTAACCCTGGGACCATCTCGAGCAACTTTACGAACACATGTAAGATGCTCGGCATCGACGATCTTCACTTCCACGACATGCGGCACGAGGGGATTTCCCGCCTGTTTGAGCTCGGTTGGGAGATCCCACGCGTCGCAACCGTCTCAGGCCATCGGTCATGGAACAGCCTGAAGCGCTACACGCACATCCGGAAGAAAGGCGACAAATATGCGGACTGGCTCTGGATGAAGATTACGAAGGATTAAACGCGCTGTTTGGACTTGATGGCCCTTTCAATCGCCGCTTTGACCCACGCTGCCTGGACCCGAGCCAGCATGGAGCGCTTGACTCGAGCACGCCTCGTGTCACCTTCACCAGCTAAAGCGGGAGGCGAACATGACAGATGATCAGCAAGCTTCGAGTCCTGACGAAACTCCTCGCTATTTCGTGGCATACGGGCCTCAGTTAGAGGTCATTGCCCCCTGCTGGATGGTAACCAGCACACGAGCTATCAGCAGCCTCAAGCAGGAAATCACCGCAGCCCCTAGCGAAAATCTGGTTGAGAGGTTCTTAAACGGACCGCCCTATCCCTCCGAACTCACTACCGAAGGCGTCGAGCGTGAAGTTAGAGAGCTGCTGTTCCCTCCTGGCTATTATCATTCACGCATCTACAGGCAAAACCACGGTGGACCGAGTTATTGGATACCTCGTTCGCAAAGCGATCAAGAATTCATTGCTCGCGCACGAGATCATTTGTCGGCAATTCTTGGCCAACTTTCTGAGATCTTCAGAGTAATTGAGCCGGGTGGCTCAAACGCGAACGTCTACGGCCCGGCCATAATGAACCTGTTGATTGTGTGCTGTACGGAAGTTGAGGCGCAATGGAAGTCGGTCCTGCGCGCTAACGAGTATGAGGGAAGCAGCACCAAGGACTACTTCAAAACGTGCGATGTTCTAAAGCTCAAAGAATATTCGGTTCGATTGGCACCTTATCCGTGGCTCGATCCAGTCCGCCCCTTCGCTGACTGGGTAAAAGACAATCCGACGAAAAGCCTTCTCTGGTATCAGGCATATAATGAGGTCAAGCATGACCGATATAAAAACTATGACAAAGCAACGCTTTCGCATTGCATATCAGCAGTCTCAGCAATCGCCATTCTGCTCGAGGCACAGTTCGATCCCAGGGTCTTCACGTACGATCATGAGCGAATGCTTTCAATGGAATCGCGACCGCGTTTTGCTCCCGAGGACATGTATTATCCGGACTTACAAACAGGCCAATGGACGCCAGCGAAATTTGCTTTTTGAGCGAGCGGTTCGATCAGGCTATGGAGATCGATGAGTGGGAAAACGTCCGTATAATACACATCAAAAGAAAAAAAATGCGACGAGCCAAAAGGGAAAAGAAGGATGGTGGACCAAGTTCCGCCGTGGTTGGAGAGGATTCTGGGATTACGCCGGTATAATCGTTACCATATTTACGCTTTGGCAGATTTTTGCGCCATCAGTCTCGATTACTTCTGGCGCGAATCTTGATGGAAGCCAAATATTTGCGACGCAGTTCTTAGTGTCGAATACTGGCAATTTCCCGGTATATGACGTTTGGTTTAGCTGCGTTTTAGTTGGCAGCTCTGTCGGAGTGAACGCACTATCGAGCAGCAATGACCTGCTTGCGATAAAAAACTTCCCGAAAAAGGCGATAGCATCAAGGGGGTGTTTTTCTCGTTCCGACGTCGACGGCGCCATGCTGAAGGTGGAAGCGCATTATTCCTGGCCCTTGATCGGCTACGAGGATATCGAAATCGCCTATTTCTCGGCAAAAAAATCGACGACTGGATACATACTTACCCCCGAGCCGAAGCCAGAAAATACGTTCGAAGCTCTAAGGATAGATAGCCAGCATGTCGCGCGATAATCCCTTCCGTAAGGACATAAAATTGTAACGGCCGAAGCCATGATGCTAACTCGCGCAATCAGTATGGCTACCGCTGCGCGGCTACTTGCCGATGACCACCATGACCTTGTTGTGGGCGATGGCCGGCTCGAAATCGATCCAGACCGGAACGCAGGCGACTTCGAGTAGCGTGGCGCCCGAATATTTCCGCTCGTTCGTCTTGTCGAGGATCGCGAGAACCTCGACGCCCCTACCCGCGGCTCGCTGTAGCACATGGATGATCGGAAGCGATGCGAAGCCGTAGGCCCGGACGCGATGACAGCGTCACATAACGAGCGCTCACAAGATGCACCTATTCAGCAATTTTTTAATCTTTGTGTCCGAGTTTGCCGCTTGCCATCTTGTAGCAATACTCATTAACAATTCACGCTCTACAGATAAGAATAACGGATCGCTATCGAAGACTACGGCTCCACAGTGAGCAAGTTAAAACTTGGGAGATCTCTTGGCGGCCATATCTGAAGGAAGTTCTATGTTCGAAATGGATATGAGCATCAAGAAGATCAACATGGGCGCTGGCTATAAGCGCTATCCCGGCTATCTAGCCATTGATGTTGATGAAGCCTGCAAACCAGACTTTCTTGTCAAAAATAACGATCTGACACCACTCCCCCAAGGCCACTTCAATGAAATCTTGGCTTGGGATGTATTGGAACATATCCCTCACGCACACACCATGAACGCCCTGCTCGATTGGGCCAATCTTCTTGAAGTCGGCGGCGTTCTCAAAATCCAGACAAGCTATGTCTATGGCATCATTGACAGGATGCGCTCTGATCCCGGTTTCGAAATAGAGTTCAACTGGATGCGCTGCATGTTCGGCAATCAGAAACATCCAGGCGACTTCCATTTTAACGGATTCACGCAGGCAACTCTCTGGACTTATCTGACCGCAGCGGGGTTCACAGTGCCCAAATTCACCATCGAGAAACTTTGGTTGATAGGTTGCGAGGCGGTGAAAACATCTAATTGGGAAGAGAGGGTTCCCCCATCCGAAGATGCACAAACCTTTGTCGCTAACGCCTTTCAGGAAATCTTGAAGAGAGATGCGAAGCCAAACGAATTGACTGCTCACGCCAACGCCCTGGCGCAATTGGGCCGAAAACACTTTCTGCGTTCGCTAATATCTTCTCCAGAGAATCTCTTCACTCTCGGAAAAACGTGGCCAAGTGAGCATGTGAAATGACGGCTTTCGTCTATTCTTAGAGTTCCCTGAAACCGTGAAGGAAACTCAGTATGATCCCCCGCTGGTCAGGCGATTATCGATTGCGATGATGATCTTGCTATGGGTGATCGTCAGTTTATAGTCGATTCACGATAGGCACTCTATCGATCGACTCTCTTGTCCAGGCAACCACAGAATGACGCACAGCAAAAAGAGGTTGCTTAAAGAGGCGCCAAAACAGAGCTATCTAGCTCTGTTCAACAAATTCAACGTCGATCTTATGATCGCTACGCTGTTGTTTTTCATAGTTCTCTATGCGTTGCGCGCCGCAGGATACCTAAAATATGTTCAATAAGACCAAACGAAACGGTCCCGGAAAATTTGGCGCTTTTCAAGATTCGATCCGCTCAAACGGGAACGCGATTTGGGCTGTTATGTTAAGAGATATGAGGACCAGGTTCTTCAATCACGGCTTAGGTTTTATTGTCGTTCCGCTTTGGCCGCTGGTGCATATGGTGGTCTTGTTGCTTATCAGAATGTTCGTCGTGCATGGAGCTCCGCCGTACGGCGACAGCGTGGCTACGTTTACAGCCACAGGTTTGATGCCCACTCTTACTTTTATGTATCTATCGCGATTCATGGCATATTCCGCAGTCACAAATCGACCAATGCTCGCTTTTCAGCAGGTTAAAATTTTGGATGTGCTATGGGGACGAGCAGCACTGGAAATCGTCTCCGCGTTCATCATGATCGCTCTTTTGATATTTATTCTTTGGGTTACGGGTCAGGATCCATTCCCGGAAGATCTGGAAAAAGCGGTACTCTGCTTTCTCGCGACACTTTATCTTGCGGTGGGCTGCGGAACGATCGCTGGACTTTTGTCACTCATCCAACCACTTTTCTTGACCGTCTATGTCCTGCTGATGATCCTCGTATACATCGGCTCTGGAGCTGTTTTCGTTCCATCAGAGTTGCCGTTCTATATCGGAGATATTTTGGCATACAATCCAGTTTTGGTCTGTGTGGAGTGGATGAGGACGGCCTACTATGGAAATTACAGTGATCGTCTCGTGGATATTCCCTATGTCCTTTGGTTTGGAACCTGCGCCCTATTCATCGGACTCGCGATAGAAAAGCTTTTCCGACGACAACTTATGGAAAACTGAAACCTACCAGACTGCTTTGCGAGGTTTTTTGACCAGCGCCGACGAGATGGGTTTAAGCCTAACCGCCGATCTGGTGAGCCCTCCACCGAAAGAGCTCATTGGCATGAACATGTGCCAGCTCGTTCAGATCGGGACTATCCGCAAGCCGATTTGGAAAGATGTGAAGCTGTGGGGAACGCTTGCTGGAAGCGGCTCGACTTTTGCGCGATTTCGATGAAATGTGGCATGCATCGGAGGATGCAATGTCGAAATCAATCCCGCGTCTCACATTTCTTTTTTTAACAATCGCAATTGTGGCCGTTCCCACATTGGTGGACGCGCGAAATACCCCGTGTTCTGGGAAGAAAGGCGGCATCGTCTCGTGCACATCGGACGGCAAGTTTCTTTGCAAAAATGGGTCCATCAGCCGATCGAAAATGGAATGCAGGAGATGAGTACCGTCAATGACTTTCTCGAGGAAATCGAGCGCGCGGAGAGGGACATGATCAGATCAACCGCATCGAAAAATGCGCGCTCGACGGGCTGTGGCCATGATCCAAGACATACGGGAAACCGTCGACATTCCTTCGTTTTTTGATATTTGTCGGCAACTAGCGTCAAGCAAAGATCGATGCGTAATTAAAAGGTATCCGCATGAGTGAAAAGAAACGCGTCGCTGACCAGATAATTAAACTCGACTACGCAGATCACCGAGACACCATATTTGAGCACTGTAAAATGATTTACGAGGGTGGCCGACCACCCTCGTTGATAAATTGTGATTTTATCGAATGTGAATTCATTTTCGAGGGACCAGCTCTAAACACGGTGCATTTTATGGCTGCAATTGCAAACGGCGGCGCCGGCGGCGCCGAACTGGTCGTCAAAGGAATGCTTAATCTTCAAAACTGGGAGCCGAGATGACAAACGTCATTCGTCTCAATATTTCCGATGCTGATCACCTTCCGTCAGGTAGAGTTTCTGCCGCAAAGATGTCTATGAACACTGGACCATTGCATGGTGGCGGCGGAGGTGGCACATTTGATGGCATGAGTGAGATCGATGCTAAAATTGAGGCTGCGGAAGCCCGAACAGATACGAAATTCGAAAAGTTGCTTGGAGAGCTGAAGCTCATCAACCAGCGAATGGATAGTATCGAGCGCTCAACTGCTGGCACTAAAACCACGATAATCGTAACTGCGATTGCAGCGCTCGGACTTACTGTAGCCATTATGGCTTTTGGATCTCAATGGTTTGGCCTAGGTATGGATGCTCAGCAAGTTTCGGAGCGCGCTGCGCAAGCCGCCCTCGATAAAAACAAACCGCAAATCGACGGTCTGAATGGAAAGCTCGACCAGTTGATACAATCCACACGACCACGCCCTAACAATCCTTCGCCCTGAAATCAAATTTAAGTGCGCCGTCGAAGGCGACATTAAAGCCTCAGCCAGTGACGAACGATAGCTGAGGCGGTATCGCTCGCCCATGTGATGATGGCGCCAACCGATATCCCCAGCGGCGACGGCGGGCCACCAGGGCCTGACGATCGGCGTCCCGAAGAGCGTTTCGTCTGCCTTTCCCTGTATATCCTCGAGCTAAGAACCTGAGCCTGCGCCCCGACCTTGTTGATGTCGTCGATCACCCCGCGGCTGAAGGATGTTGCATCATGCCATGTCGTCGCTAGGCATCAGGCCTAAGTCCGCATTTAACCAGGACTTTGGTCCATATTCACAGACATCTCTCATGCCGTATGAACATCCGAGGCGGGAGACACATCGCTGCCAATGAATTTGTCCAGATCGGATGGGACGAAGAAATGAAAAATATCGTAATCGCGGCGCTGGCGCTCGCAACGACTTTGGCCGCATCGCCGGCATTCTCTCAGGTTTACTTCGAGTACGGGGTCGGACCTCGCTACGACTATGATCGGCCGCCGCCGCGGTATTATCGCTACCCGCCAGCTTACGCATATGATGGCTATTATGACGGCCCGCGCTATAGGTATCATCGCCGATGCTGGACAGAGAGGCGCTACGCTTACCGCCATCATCATCGGGTGGTAGTGCGCGAGACCGTTTGTGAATAGTTCGTGCTTAGAACGTAATTATTGATCGTCTAATGCCCGTCGCCGGATCGTGGATCCGCGGCATTCACAAAACTGCCACACAATGATAGATTGAAGATACGCAAGTTACTAAACTCCAGTTTACCCCCACTCGCGCATTCAACAGAGTTCCTGTTGCTGCCCTGCCTGGCCCCACCCGGCGGGGCAATTTTGTTTGAGTAGCACGACCCGCCTTTTGGATTCCAAAATGGCCGGATCGTTGGGTCGTTCCCAGTTATAACACGCGATTACCTCTTGAAGCAGTTGACTTCTCTCAAGGAACTTGGATGAATAGATTCCGAATTATCTAAGCTTACGGACGGCGCACATGAAGCCACTTCTAGGCAGTTTCTTTTTTATATTCCCTTCACTTTTGATCTTTTCCAATGCTCACGCTGATTGTATCGCCGCTCTAACGCCAACACAGATTAGCCAGAGTGTTGATTATGCATTCGAATATTCATTACTAAAGACAATTACTTCATCGAATTACGAAGAGCATAAAAAGAATGGAAATGCGGGTGCCCAAATCTTGGATATTCCTGCAACGGCAAGCTACGACCAGTTTGATAGCGCCAGATCCGATTTCTTCTCAAAGTACGATATGAATGCAAGGCAGCAGATCAAAGCCAATTACACTTTTAACGGATTAACCGATGTGGGATTTCAAGCATACGCAGAGTGCCTTCGACAGACGTCTAATAGCCCCCTGAGCGCATGGGTTGAGAAATCGAATAAAAGCCTGATCGTCATCAAGGTTAAATCATATCTCCCGAACGCCTTCACGGCAAACCTTGAAGTCAGTGGTGCAACTCCTATCAATGCGGTGGTGCCGTTTCAGGGCACAGGTGAGCAGGAACTCGTGTTCAATCGGCCAAACAATGATGATTTTCTCGTTGCGCTTCAGTTGAAAACTTCGGGGAATACTCCCTATGTCGGAACAACCGTTGAACTGGCAATGCCGCTCAATCTTAAGCTGGTGAGGGACGAAGAGGTCGTGCACGCCGCTGCTCATTGCGGAGCAGGGTGTCATGGCAGTACCACCGGTTGCCAGAACGTCCAAGACGTCATGCTCACGCCTAAAGCGGGCTACAGCTTCGCCAAGGATGCGAATTTGACCCCAACGGGCAATACAGGAATTGCACGTTTCGCACCTAGTATCGAGATCAGCACTCAAAGCTTCAAAACGCACCTCTCGTGCGAGGCCGGCCAAGGGAATACCCAGCAGTTTGTCACTTTTGATGCCACCGTCACGGAAACTCGCGATCGAATCATGCTTGCGCCGTGATCTCGTATCGTTTGAATGGGCTATATCCAGTTTTCAACTCAGATTGAGGCGTTTCCTAAGTTGCCCGTCTGCCACTAGGCGGGGCACCTTCGGAGCAATCCACCTATCTACCGATTATCGCCAGAGCGATTCGCTTCAACGCATCGGCAAACGACACGCCAAGCGCCATGCCAGCGATTCCGATCATGCCCAGCGCTCCAAGCCCCATGAGCTTCCATCGTTTCACGTCATCGGTGACAGGCCGCATCTCGGAAACGTCTTCCTGGACGGCTGATGCGGTGCTCTCGACCTTTGCAAGTCGATCAACAATCTCGTCGACTCGCCGATGAACCGATGCCCGGCTGGCATCGGATTTCTCTTCTTGCCGGCGCGTAGCCTCAATCAGCATATCGACCTTCGCCGTAAGTGTGCCGATCTGCTGATGGATATAATTGTCATCGGGTGGCGCCATGCGATGGGAACTTTCACTGCAGGAGGGAGATCAGGCCGGCAGCGATCACACAAAGGAAAGCGCCGGTCGACAGAAGGAAGAGGACGAGGCTCACGCGCGCCGACATCACCAGCACTTTTGCTGTTGACCGAATTTATTGTGAGCCGCAACTTGGTTGGCAAACGGCCGATCCGTTTGGAGGATCGCTACTGACGTTGCCAGGCTGGGCGTTAGTTTCTGCCATCCGTCGCACGCATTCTGCGGCGTCGGCGTCTGACAGCCCGAAATCAGCGCACAGAGAGGCAGCATCAGAAGTAGAGACCTGATCATTGACAACGTTCCTATCGCGAAGAAGGGTTACGGATTTGGTGAGGGCGGCCGTCGCGGCCATCTGCTTTCCTTCGCCCTGGCCTATCCAGCGCGCCGGGTAAAAGACGAGAGCGGCGCCGAGCACGAAACCAGCGCTGATTTTGAGATAGTCGAGAATACCGAAGCCAAACATGGTCAGATCCCCGACACGCAAAGCTCGCCTTCGCCGATCCGGGTGGCGTCCCCCATCTCGCGACGTTTGGTGAGGCCAATGATCATCCGACCGCCGGCCTTATTGAAGGCGGTCGCGGCGTTGCAACTGGCGACGAAATCCGGCCTCTTGCCGGCGCGCGTCGCGTCATTGACGATCCTGGAGGCAGTCGAACCACACGCTCCGCCGGTTCCGATGTTCCATGAGAGCGAAAGCATCATGCCGCGCCAGGACAGCGGCTGGCTATCCCACTTGGCGATGCACGAGACCAGCGCCGGCCGATACCGCTTTTCCATCTTCATCGCCGTCCGCTGATCGCACTCTGCCGGCGTGAAAACCTGATTGGGCTTCACATCATCGGTGTCCCCGTCACAGCCGGTCCAGACAGGCGGCTTGGCGATGCGATCGAGATAGGCGATGAGCTGTCGTCCTTCCCAAGGCATTGCGGTCTTGATTGCGAGGGCTGTGTCATCGTGGACTTTCGGCTGCCCCGGAAAGATCGCGACATATCCCGCAACGGAAGCGGCGGCCGTAGAAGCAATGAGGGCCTTTGCCCGCGGCGTGGCGCGGAGCTTACTGATCGGCATCGCGATCTCCTGAGATTTTGGATTGAAGGACGAACCGGAAGACCCAGGCCAGTGAACCGCAGACGGATGCTGCGGCGAGGAGCCAGACCGGATTGAAGGGAAGGTAAGCCGCAAGCGAGGGTGCAAGCGCAGACACTAAGTCCAGCAGCGTGATCACGAGGAAGGCCTCGATCATCCGCAGACTGAGCGAACGCCTGAGCACACGGCCCGCATTCGGGACGAGTTTCGGCTTCATGGGATTTCCTTGAATTGGGGAAGCGACGGTTTCAGATGTTCCCGGCGCCTACATATTTATGAGCGCCAGGCGAAACTTCGCGAATGACCGACGTGGCAACTATACCGCCGGCGATGTTTTCATCGCATGTGTAATAGTCGCAGCTGTCGAAGGTGATGAAATAGCCGAGCTGTTGCGTTCCGGTCCGATTCAGGATGTTCCCGCTTGCCCTAACGCGCGTGCAGGACGTGAAATACATGCCGCTGTTGCCAGCGGAATCGATGTCCGTCAGCTGATTGTCGCACACCGTGACCGCCGTCGCCTTCGATATGTTGATGACCAGACCCGCCGTGTTGGCAAACCAGCAGCCGCGGATGAAGAGATTCTTCAGGATTGCCGTGCCATCGCCAGAAATATTGACTGGGAAGTAGCCGCTGTTGACACCGCGGAAATAGACGCCTTCCGCATGGATGTCGTCGACGGTCGTTCCAGAGCCAGACGCGTTGATGCGCAGCATCGTTTGGCCGAAACCGTCGAACTGGACACCGGGAGGAAGCCAGATATCGCCAATAATGCCGCCAGCGCTGGCCTGGATCGAGAAATATTCGCTTCCTTTGTAGTTGGTGCAGTTCGGGAAGCGCAGCCCCTTGATCTGTGCCCCGCTTGTGCTTGACACAACCTGCACCGAAGAGCCGCTATCAACGGGCACGACAAACTGGCATGAATCGACGATCAGATCGCCCACGAATGATCCGGTGCCGCCGTCCTTGATGCGCATGCCAATGCTGCCCGAGACGGTGTCCGACCACCCGTCACAGCGGTCCCATTTAATAAGTCGCGTCAACAGGCCGGTAACATTCCAGTTCCAAGTGAAACCGTTGACATGGATATTTTCAAATACGCTGCATTTATATCCGATCAGGCTCTTGCCACTGTTGCCGACCTGAATGCCGGCAATCGCGGAAGCTCCGGAAACTTTGTAGAGGCTGAAACCCTTGATGTGAAAATCCGCAATCGCGGCGCTCCCATCTGTCTGGCCGTCAACGAGAATGCCGATCACGCCGGAGAACGTTGAACGCACCCAAATTCGAGTCCCGAGAACGGAACCACCGCCTTCGACGCTGAGGTTGACAATGTGCTTAGGCCTCAGCACCAATGTGCTGTCGATACCGTATTGCCCTCCAGCTCTTAGGAGCAGAGTAGGCCTTCCAAGGCAATCGGAACCGTAGCTATTTTCGACGCTGTCGTGTGCCGCTTGTAAGGCCGGCTGATCGTCGGCGGATGTGTAGTCACCAACGGCACCCCACCACTCGCCGCAAGTTCTGGCAATACCGATGACCTTGCCCGTGCCGAGGCAATTGAAGATCTTGTTGGGGCCGACGCCCGGAATGCCGCGCATAGCGCCTGCATCGATCGTGCCCTTGATAGTCAGGGTGACGCCGGTGGATACCACGAGGCCCGCACCGTTGGCGAATCTGTAGATCTTGCCATTCGGCCAAGTCGATGTGGACGTGATGTTGAAGGTTCGATCGAGGCGGATCTCATCGGCAAGCGCGTGGGCCGCTTCGATCGCAGCTTGGTTGCTGCCGCACCAGCGAGCGAGGAAGGTGCCGCTATATTTTCTCACCCACGCGCCGCTTGCGCCGGTCGGATCTGATGCCGGCGGGACATAGAGCGCTTGCGTCGGGTCCGTCGAAACGAAAGCCGAGACATTGGCGCTCGTCCAAGCGAATTCGCCTTCCCTATCCGTCTCATTGAGATAGACGTTCTTGAAGGTTGGTGTGACGAGCGCGGCCATCGCAGCGCGCGTAGCGATGGGCTGAAGGGCCGTGTTCGCCGCAGCCCCAATTGCTAACAGATAGGACGGCTGATCGACGGCGTTGGAGACCCCTCGCACATATTCCGAAGCTGTGAAGGTTGCCGCTACTCCTGGCACCGTGAAATAGATCACCTGATCGGCGCCCGGATTCACAGCATCGATCGCGGCAAGCGGAGGGCCAATGACCGCATCTTGGATATTGTTGATGATGTTGGTGAACGAAACCGACTGATAATTGTCGATGTCCGCGTCCCACGCCAACATAAATGTCCGGTCCGGATTGGTGACCGTTGGGACTTGAACGAGATCGCCATAATCGGACTTGATGACGAGGTCGATGCCGCTGCGAACGGCCGTCAGGCCATCGGTTGCCGATACCTTTGCGGGGTAGCGCGGGACAACCCGGATCTTCAAAGCAGTCTGGCTCATGATCTGACAATCCCGTCAATGACCGGAACAAAGCCGACTAGCTCCTGTTCCGTAAAATCTTCGCGTGTGATGGTGATGCCGATTTCGTAGGTGCCAGGCGCAAGGCGCCGCATCTCATCGGCCGTGAAATGCCATTGGATGATGCCGGTATCGGTAAACTCGATATGGCCGTCATCGGTCGAAGCAGACAAAATGCGACACTGCGGAGAGCGAGAACGCAGCTCCAACAGCACCGAAAGTCCATCGAAATCGGTCAGGATTTCATTCGTATCGTCGTTGATGAGCTCGATCGTGCCCAGCCAATCAGCGCGATTCGACACCGGAGCAAAATTCGCTTCGTACATGCTTAGAGCCTGATGTAGATGGTGAGAGCGCGGGACGGCTGGACGTTATTGTGAGCTTGTCCGCCGCCTGTTGGCGACATGGTAATGCCAGTGAAAGCCGTCTGGACTTTCAAGCCACTTGGATCTGAGCCGCCTTGAGCAAACGCACCGAAATTGCCGGGCGTGATACCGAAACCTTGTGCGCGATTGCCCCAATCATGAAGGTGACCCGGATCTGAAAGTCCGTGCGCATGGCTTGGCATCTCGCCTACAGAGAGCGTATGTGCGGATTCGCCCCCGGCCCAACCAAGTCCAGCACCAGGAATGACATTAGCTGCGGTGTTGCCCATGACATCAGTGCCGATAAGCGCTCGGCCACGCCAATCGGGCAGCGTCATTTGCTTGTTGGCGTTCCAATCTGCCAGAGCATTTGCGCCGCGGCCGCCGACTACAGTCAGATTTGGGTCGGCATTCCACAGCCAGGAGAATAGAGCCTGAGCGTCAGAATTTGCACGCTCCGATGCTCCGGAGATGGCATTGCCGATCGTGCGAGCGTTGGCGCGGACGAAACCTGTTCGCGTGCCTGTGCCGTAGCCCATGATCATATCGCCGGTTATCAGCACGGAACTCGGATCGACCGGCGTATCGCCGCCACCGCCACCGCCCGTCGAAGGGCCAATGATCGGCAGCCCGTCCACATCATAGATGATGACACCCTGCGCGCTTGTCAGACGCTCACGATAGAAACCATCAGCCTCGTCGAAGAATACCGGCGGGAAATAACCATTTCCGTCCGTCTGCACCGGGTTTGGATGCGCGTTGATCGAGCCGAGCGAATACGACTTGTAGACGGTGATCGGGGTCGTCGTGCCACCCTTATAGAAATAGGCTCGCGCTCCGATGAACGGCTTTCCGTTCGCGTCATGGATCTGGGTATTCGACTGGTTCCAGAAACCGGCCATTCGTTTCTCCATAGAAAAAGGCGGCTCAGAAGAACCGCCTCGATGACTCGACTTTTGCTTGTGTTGCTGCTTCACTAGTTCGCGCGACTAATGGAGGGGGAAATGGCAAAATACGTCGTTGCATATGACCTAATGAAGCAAGGCCAAAATTACGAATGCATCATCGCGAAGATAAAGCAGTATGGCACCTGGGCGCATGTACAAGAATCGGTGTGGTTCATTGTAACCAACAGCACCGCAACTCAAGTTCGCGACAATTTGCAGAGCTGCTTAGACGCAAATGACAAACTGATCGTCGCCGGCCTTACAGGTGAGGCTGCGTGGTTCGGCCACAATCAGGAGATCTCTGACTGGCTAAAACAGAATCTTTAGGCACGGATATATCCGATGATGAAAACGCCGCGATAAACTCCTTGATTGCTGCGTCTTCACGGTCGGTCTGCGGTTCAAAACGATATGCTAGTCCGTCAGTCGAGATCTTCATTTCTCACCTCTTTCGTGTAATGTGCCGGCATGCAAACCATCGATCACGATCCGCAAGAGCCGAAGATTGACCGGACACCAGGCCCGTGGCGCTGGGTGTTTCCGGTTATCGGCGTTTTATTCTTGGCGAATCTGCTGACGCGGCAGATCGATTGGATATCGTTGTGCTTGGGTCTTGGGCTCGGTTGCACACTTGCCGGTTGGGCGATCGAAGCTACCGGCAACAGGGTTCCAGACAGTTGGAAGACCAAGCCGCACGGCGGCCGCGGTTAGTTTGAAGCCGCGATACGACCTGGCGCAGCAGAAACAAGATTATTCAATATCGCCGTCGCGAGCCCTCTCTTCGCTGTGTCAGATGTCACCTTGCTCGACGCGACAGTGAGCAGGTTTTGGGCAGCCTGTGGATCGGTTTCCATCAGCCCACGTCCGATACGATCGATGACACGCGGCGGCATGCCTTTTCCTTCATTCAGGACACGAACAGCAGCCTGAACCGCGGCCGTCTTAAGGTTTCCGCTGAAAAGGTTCGTCAGCACGGCCGGGTCGAAGTTCGCAATGTCGGACATATCAGCAAGATTGTCCGCTGTGCGCGAGCCGCCGATCGCCTGGTTCATCGTTTCGAACATGCGCTGCTCACGAGCTACGCGATTGCCAAGCTGATCGCCCATTCCCGGCGCGGCAAACGCCTGAAACTCACTCTCATATTTTGGCGTCACAAGCATCCGCGCCTTGTTTGTCGTCGGCGACGATGCGGCCGCCTCGACGCGCGTCACAAGCGGATCCGCATAACCAGCGCGGAATGCCTGCTGCTGATCGGGCGTCATCACATTGAACCCGCCGATATTATCGGCGGCACGAGTTCGGCCAGATGCTGCAGCGGTACCGGCATCGACTGCATCGATGACGCCGCTCCGTTCGGCATAGTTGGCGGCCGCTTGCCGATACGATGGAGACGCAGCGGCAAGTGCATTGTTGATCTCACGCTGAACCTGCCCAAGGGCATTCGCGCGCCAGTTTGCGCCCTGGTTCGTGGCCCGCTGGATCATGTCGTCAACGTCCATCTTGGCACGGAACAAGGTGTTGAAGTCCGTAACCTGCGAATTACCATCAGACAGCATGTTCCTGACGCGAGCCAAGGCTCCTTCGATCGTATCATAGCCAATGTTATCGCGAGGGTTCACGACCTGATTGACGCCGGGCGAAAGGGTCTGGTCGATCGTATCGAGGACAGGCGAGACGTTGACGGCGCCGGCATCACGACGAGCCGCGCCGTAAAGCTGGTTCGCTTCCGCATCCCGCGCACCGGTCAACGTAGCCGCACGCTGCGCAGCCGTATCGGGAGCTGCAAAGCCTTCCGCAATAGCATTCGAAAGACGTTCTCCCTGCCCTGCCTGACGCGTCAGGAGCTGGTTCACGACTTCCTGACGCGCATCATTCGGCGTACGGGCTACAGACGAGAGCATTCTCTGACCGGCGTTACCAATGGCATCGGCAACAGCATAGCCCTGCTGTCCATCGTTGATCGCGGACTGGATCGAGTTGGCAACATCATCCGCCGTCACGCCTGCTCGCTGCATCGCGGTCCCCAGCGCGCGGTTCGCAGCGGGCGCTGGGTTCAGACGGGATGTGATCGGCGCAAGGAGCGAACGAAGGAATGAGCCGGCGCCTGCCGCCACGTATGGAGCCGCAGCTCCTGCAGCTAAACCTATAGCGCCCCCGGCCGCCCCGCTCTGCAGTCGATTCAGAAAGCCGCCCTCGCCGCTTCCGAAGCCCTGCGCTCCGCCAAGGATGGCACCCTCACCCGCGCCAGCAGCCGCGACACGCCCAAGACTAGCCCCGCGATTAACGGCATTTGCAGTCAGTGACAGGCCACTTTTCGCAAGACCGGCTCCGCCCGCCACGCCGCCAGTGATCTGACCAGCAAGACGATAGCCGCCACGGTTCTGCTCGTCGGAGGCATTGACGGCACGCTCATCGGCGAGAGCCTTGTTGTAGTCCGCGTCCTTCGTGTCGGAGGCAAAGGGAGCGTTCAGAAATCGAGCAACGGCGCCAAGTGGATTGTATTCGCCGGCATAAATCCCGCTGTTGTAATACTCGTCCGGCGGCCGCTGGACCGACAACGGCCCGCTCTTCGCCTGAGCGGCAATTTCGTCGGCGAGCCCGAACGAAAGAGTATCGGCAACACCACGCCCAAAAGCATCTACACGGCCGGCGATGCTATCGCGAGGATCGGCCGGCTGACCACTGATCAATCGGCCGACTCCAGTGTCGGTCTTGCCTGGCACAACTGAGCTATTGTCGGGCTGCGGGGCCGGTTGACTGCCGAGCGTTTTGGCAATCTCAGCGACGGTCGCATTCTGCTCGTCGGGCGAGAGCTGCTGAAAGCTATCGTCGACCGTTACTCGATGACCGGCGATGTTCAGAACGGTCATTGCTCGATGCTCCATTTAACGCCCGAAGACGTCGTGTTGCCAACAGGCTCGGATGGTTGCGGTGCGGCCAACTGTCCCGCCTGCTGACGCGCGCGCTGGACGGCATTCTGGACAACCGTCCGCAGATCGCCGAGAGCGTCTCGATAGTCTTTTTCGCTCTGAGCTGTATTGAGACGCCCCATGGCGGCAGTCGCCTTCTGACCTTCGACTTCGGTAATCTGACCGGCGCCACGCAATGTGTTATAGGCCTGCAGGAACGTTTGACCCGTGATCTGGTCCATCTTCGACTGGACGCGCTGCGAATCTGTCGTGACGTTCGGCAGATAGCTGCTCTTGCCAAGCATCTTCGGGAGATACGGGTCGTTCGCGAGGCTATCGATCGATGAGAGGATCTGATTTGCAGCGCCTTCGACTGCTGGCAACGCGGTTTGTGCCGCTGCCTGAGCTGTGCCGCCAGCTTTATCCCGTGCCTCCCCGCGAACATCTTTTGCCTGGGTATCGATGATTTGACCAGTCTTGTTATTCCGGGTGATAACCGACGTTCCAAGATCGGTATTGCTGACACCCGGAGTCGGGACAAACCCCGCCGGCAATCTCGTCTGCTGGAATGTCCCATCCTTGGCAAGCTGACCGATGACGGTGTTGCCGTTGGCATCAGTGCCATAGATCGGCGCGAGGCCATATTCCGTCGCTCCGGCCATTCCTTCAGGGGGAGTGATCCACTGCCCGCTACCGGCGTCGTAGAAGGCACCCTTCCCGTTGCTCAAGATTTCCTTCTTGGAGCTCGCGAACTTGCCAAGGCTCTGAACTTCGCCAGTCGATTGGTTGGCGCGGGCGAGCGTGCCGTCATCGAGCTTCACGAATGACCAAGGCTGTGCCGTCTTCCCGGTCAAGACCTGCTGCCACAGCTGCAACCCGACCTGGCGCGTGTAGGGATTGCGCACCATGGCGGCGATCTGGTCATTCGTGACGTTTTGACGAGTGGCCGGTTGGGCAGCGGCAATCGTGTCAGGACCAGCGCTCGCGACAGGAGCTGCAGCAGCTGGAGCAGCCTGAGCGGATTGCACCGGAGGATTGACCGGCGAAGATCCTGCGGCCGGCGGAGTTTGGCGATATGCCGTCGTCACGACGGGATCGACATAACCGGGCTGTGGGTTGGGGCCAAGGGCTGCATTCAACTGCGAAGGCGTCGCCGTAGCCGGATCAAAGCCGGAAGCCGCGGGAGCCGGATTGGTAGCGCGCATCTCGTCGGCCGCACCTGGCATGGGCAGTCCTATCGAAGGGTCAAGACTTGCAACCTGTGTCGGGCCTGCAGGCGTGGCCGCCGGCGGCTGGGCATTGGCAAACTGCGAATAATAGTTCTGTGTCATGGCAGCGCGGCGCGCGGCCTCGCCGCCGGCTTGATCATAACCGGCGAACTTCCAGGCATTCGCCATGATGCCAGCGGCTTCCTGTGGGCTCTTCGCGGCATTGAGGCGCTGGATAAGCGTCGGATCTTCCTGAAGGAAGAATTTCGCCTGTAGCTCGGGGCTGATGTTCGACGGGTCAGCGCCCTGCGACTGCGCAAAGTTACGCAGATTGGCAAGCCGTTCGTTACGCCATGACAGGATACCGCCGGCCGTTCCGGGTGCACCGCTCTGCGACGGATCAGGCCAAGCAGCATTCACCTTCGACGGGTCCCATGAACTTTCCGCGCGACCGGTGGCGGCGAGCGCGGCCAAACCGTATGGGTTCGTCAGTCCGCCGGCCCGCGCCGTGTCGATAAACTGGGTTTGGATATCGTTCGGCGTTCCGACCGCAACGCTTCCCTGTGCCGGGACCGGATTGGTGGCAGCGACCTGCTGCTGTGCGGCCGGCGCGGGAATGCGGTTGCCACCAAACAGCCGACCAAGGAAGCCCGGTTGCTGCTGCGGCGCAGGCGTGCCGGTGATCGCCGGAATGACGTTCTGCTCGAACGCCTTGTTCTGCGCGGCGGTATCGATGGCGCTCCCAAGAGAGTTCGACAGGGTGTCCAGCCAAGAGCGATCGGGGGTCGGCAGAGGCGTGATTGAAACGCGAAGGTTGGCAATCGCCATCTGTCAGCCTCCAAGGCGGAAGTTGGTGTTCATCATCGGATTGACCGAGAACTGATTTTGCGGAAGTTTGCCAATCAACTGGCTCAGGAAACCGCCCGATTGTTGTGTCTGGCCAGATCCGGGCGCCGGCGGAAAATAGCCGTTCGCCGTCATCTGACCTGCCACTTGCTGTTGCGGAGCGAGCGCGCTCGAGAGCTGACCAAGCCAGGAGAAATCGGGTTTCGGAAGAGTGACCGACATCAGAACAATCCTCCGGTTAGTGCTTTCGTGCCGAGACTGACGCCGGTTCCGAGCAACTTGCCGAGGAAGCCGCCGCTATTCTGCGCCTGCTGTTCCTTGACGGCCGCCAGATCATTGTTGAGACCCATTTGCCCTTGGGTGACGGAGCTTGTGAGCCCAAGGCGATCATTGGCGGTGTTCTGGTAGAGACTGGCGAGATTGCCAAAAGAGCCGGAGGCACCATTGGCTGCGTTGAGACCCTGACCGGATAGGCCATTCAACCGGTCGAGCCAGCTACCATATTCCTGATTGGCGAGGCCGGTCCCGTACTGAGAAAGCGCCGTCAGGGTATTGCCTGAATTCAGCATCCCAGCAGCCGATGCACCGCGGAGCGCTGCCTGTGTGCCTTGATCAAGGGAGAACTGATATCCTGGACTTGTCTGGAAGGCCGACGTCGCCGTCGAATTGCCGTCTGCGCCATTCAAACCCAGCGCATCGGAATACATGTTGGTGGCGCTCTTGCCGGCGGCAAGATATGGCGAATAATTGTCAACCGCCTGATTGAGCGCGCCGGCCGACTTGGCCTCACCTGTATCGATGATGCTGTTACCAGCGTTCTGCATGTTGTTGAGCAGGACGTTGTTCTGCCCGATCGCCTTCGTCGTCGCCTTACCGATGTTACTGCCCGTCAGGCTGTCGAGAAATCCCATAGTCAGCCTCCTAAGGCAGCGATGCGCTTTTCAGCTTCGCGGATATGTTGGTCGAGCGCCTTCAGGTACTGGTACCAGTTCTGATTGACGCGGCCGGTCTGCGGGTCTGCAATCCGCTCGATGGGGACCGGCAGTTGCGGAAGGGGTGCGAGTGTGGAAGCCATCAGTTCGAAACCGGTGTTGCCTGCTGCGAGCCGCCCAAGATCGACACATAGACCGGGTCGGATATGTCGATGCGCCAGACGCGGCCGTAGCGCGTCGACATGCCAGTGCGATTGACCACGACCGGCGTGCGGTGCGTTGCCAGGCGTCCGATCGGGCGCATCAACGGTGTCCCGAACGAGTTGCCGCCATCATCTGACCACGAGATCAGGCATACAGGATCTGTCTCGATCGGCTCGTCGCCCGTCACAAGGCCCTGGCCCACAATCATGTCGAAATCAGCGCGTGGTATGGCGATGCGATCGGGGAAATTGACCGTCGGAAGGGAAATCACGCTCTGGACAAGCGGATTGCTGCCTTCCTTCGGATAGTTCGGATCGAGCTTCCAAACATCGGCCGTAGTGCGATCGCCGATCATCCAGCCGCTGAAGGCCTTGATCGAACAGACGCCGCGCCAATGATTGTCGAGATAGCTTGCGCGCTCATGCCAGAAGCCCGTTGCAAGCTCGTAGGTCCACGAGAACGTGGGACCGGTCACCGTCGCCCACATATGGCCCGACGTGACAGCAACCGTGACATCGATCGTCGACTTGTCTGTCACCGCTTCAATTAGGCGGTCGAGATCAGATCCGGATATCTTGGACGGCTGATATCCGCCGTCGAGCCGATAGACGCCGTTGTCGTCGGCGACGAATATCAGGCTCGAGAAGCCCTCCTCAATGCCGGCAACGGCATAGGTGTCGGCCAGACCCTTCGAAAATACCGCGGCGCGGGAAAACGGCGTTCCGGTGGCGTTACCGGCATTCTGCCAGAACTCCATGCCGGAAGGCCCGAAGAGAACCAGTTGCTCACCAAAGCCGAAGGCGTTCAGAAGGCCGCCTGGATGGCTTTCGGCTTTGCCGAAGTCAAGCGCGCTGACCGCCGTATCATTGAGCGCGGAAACGAAATAGCGTCCATCACGGATCGGAAAGACGAAGTAGCCGTCAATGAACGTCACGCTGATCGGCTGCGGCAGATCGCCGTCTGGATAGGCCACCGGCGGCACATCGCGCTTGACGATGAAGGCGCCGTTCTCTGTCACACAAACGATATCGGGGATCGGCGCCTTGTTGTTGCGAGCGAATGTAACGCGCTTCGTACCTGTGAGCGCGCCAATATCTGTCACCACAAAGGCGCCAGACACGATGTTGACACGAGAAAGTCGATCGGCCTGCGCGACGAACAGGTCGCCGTTATAAAAGTGGAAGCCGCGACAGCCGTTATGTGTTGTGGTCGCGACAGGAGACAGGCCGGGAGCGCGCCGACGTGCGAAGCTATTGCGTGCTCCTTGCTCAAGCGGTTCAGCATAGCAGTTGATCAGCCGGCCGGAACCTTCGCCGGGACGTGCACCCGGCGCCGTGCTCGTGGGAAAAATGATGTCAGCCATCAGAAGTATTCCACAGGCAGCACAGAGCCGCGAACATAGGTGGAGGGCTTGAGCTGCCGAAGGACGTTTTCGGCGGCCTGCTTTGAGGCGTCATTGCGGGGCTGCCCATAGCTGGGGGCTACGGAATTCGCGAGGATGGTCGACAGTGGCTCGATTATCTCGTCCTCAAATTCCTGAGGATCGTTCGCGCCGTAGATCTCTCGCTGGCTTAGTTCCGCAAGCTTGCCGTCGATGATACCGTCGATATCCTCGACGTTCTCCGGCGGGGGGTTCTGGCCTACCCCGCCGTCAGCCTGCAGCAGTTTGAGCGTGGCAAGAATCAGGTCTTGTCTCGTCTTCATCTCGCCACGCTCCGTTGCCGATTATGCCGTGACGTATTCGGCCTTGTCCTCATCGGACAGGGCGTTGAATGCGTCGGCGTCTTCTTTGGTGAGGCCTTCCTTGATGAGGTCGGCGCCGTTCATGATGGCGAACGTGCCATCAGCCTGTTCAGATGCCAGGAGAACCACGGCAGCAATCTTGGCGGTCGGCGCCGTCGTCTTCGGCGGCTCTTTCGGCGCATCCTTTTCGGAAACCTCGAAATGCCGGTTGGTGCGGAGCTTCGCCAGCAGGAAGGCTTCGCTCTCACTGTCGACCTTCTCGACCTTGCCGTCAAAGAAAGTGTGACCGCCCATCTCGACGACCTTTTCATCCCCCTTGGGGGCACGATAGGTAACGGAGATCTTTGCCATATCCGTCACCTCACTTCATGAAGCCGGTTAGGTAGCACGTTGCCGTGCCATCGACGGCAGTTGCGGAACCGGTACCGAACGCCAAGGCGATGTTGGTATCGGCGGTGAACTCGTAATAGAGGCCGGTTGCGGCAAGCGTCGTTGTCGAGCCGCCTGCCTGGCCGATAGTCGAGGATGCAACGAACCGCGCGGCGTTGCCGGCATCACCCAGCGTGACGGCAACGGTCGGGGTGCCATTGGTATCGATGTCCGTCAGCGCGAGATAGACGCCGGTCAGCACGAAACCTTTCGGAACCTGCAGGAGCTGCACCGTATTACCGGTGACCTGATCCGCAGCCACGATAGCGACAGGACCACCGAGCGTCTTCATGGTGCGCGCAAAGCCCTGGTTGCCAGTCTGAGGCTGGCGGAATGCGATACGATCAGCCATGGCCGATCTCCTTTATCGATGGATGGAAGGGAAAGGAGCCGAACGATGTCGGCTCCTGGCTTTGCGCCTTACTGGTTGGCGACGCCGGAGACGAAGCCGGTCACCATGCCCCAGTCGACCAGAGAGCCGACCGTTGCACCAGCGCCTGCGGCGAGCGGAGCCTTGGCGATCTTGGCCGTACCGTATTGCGCTTCGATACCGAGACCGGTCACGAAGTCGTAGTCGCCATCTTCGAGCTGCGTCGCTCGGGGCATCTGGCCCATGGCATAGGCAAGCGCACCCTGGCCGCAGAGGAAAACCGGCTCGACGTCGATCGAGGCAGCACCGACGCCCTTCAGGAGAAGGCGCTGAGTGATTTCCGGGATTTCCTTGTAGATGATGCCGTCGTAGACGAGCTCGCCACCGGTAAAGATCGGGTTGTTGTCCGTGGGGTTCTTTTCACGCTCGCGAGCATCACGGTTGGCCTGATACATGACCGGGTCAGCCTTGAGGTCGCGGAAGGCACGGGAGCCGAGGAACATCACATACCATTCCTGGTCGGTGTCCTCAATCATCCACGGATTGATCTTCGGCCGGCCATTGTAGACGCCCGGGTTATTCGGATCGACGCCGGTCTGTTTGGCCTGATCCTTCATCAGCGAGCCCACAGCCGCCGTCATCTTGTCGCTTGTGGAATCCACGTTGGCGACGGCGGTGGCAAAGGTCGTCGAGTAGTTTGCCAAGGCCGAGCCGAAGACGACACGGTCATAGTTCGCGGTGACCCACGAGTTCTTGTTGCCGGCGGAAGCCGCCGACCACTTGATGCCGTTCACACGGTTGCCGGGGGTGCCGAAACGGCCGGCCTGGATCGAGGATGTCGGGATCGACAGCAGGGCGTCGACAAGGTCGTCACGAACGATGCGCTTCGACCAACCGCTGAGAAGGCTGCGGGCGGTCGAGCGAACGCTGAAGGACGATTCCTTGTTCTGCGCGCGGTTGTTGGCGACGGCATTACGTGCCCAGTCTGCCCAGAGCGGCATGCCGTAGCTGTCGATCTGCTCTTCATTGCCGCGCAGCGTGCCAGCGCCGACGCCGTCGCCGGAAAGCTGGGTGACGAGAGGAACGCGGATTTCCTTGCCGTCGGCTTCCAGATCGGCCATGCGGACGATGATGGAAGTGCTGTCATTGCCCATGTAGGGATCGAACCGCGAGGAGCGCAGAAAGTCATAGGCGACTTTCGTGCGAAACTTGACGAGTTCATTATTCGGATGGTTCGGTGTGAGTGCCATTTGGCTCGCTCCAAGGATTGATCCCGGGCTTGATTACCGTCGCCGGGAGGAAGTGGTCTGGGCAAATAGCGCTTGGTCGCTGGTGTCCTGATCGCCGGCCGGCGCGTTACCGCCGGAGGGAAGAGAACTGAGCGAAGGCGCAAATTCGGTTCGGGGCGCTGACCGAGAGGTGTTGGACGCTGCAGACGCACGAGCGCGCTCAATGGCCTGAGCCAGGAAAGCGGGATCGTTCATCTTCTTTTCGAGTTCGGCATTTAGCCATGCTTCGGGATCGCCACCCACGCGGGCAAGCGTCTCTTGCTGTTGATGCCACTTCACGAGGTTGTCGAACGGGTTGCCGGAAGTCGTGATCTGCTGATGCAGACTGGCGCCCTGCGGCGTATTGAACAAAGCTTCAGCGGCCTTCTTGGCAGCTTCGACCTTGTCGGCACCGTGCGCAGCGATCGCACGCGATTCCCACAGTTCTTCCCGCATCTGCTGGATTTCACTCTGGAAAGGCGACATCTGCGACTTGAGGAATGCATCCGGATCATCCCAAAGGGTGACAGGCTGCTTCTCCTGCGGTTGAGCCGATTGCGGCTGGCGCTGGGTTGTCAGCACCTGCAACTGTCCACGCATCTCGGCAAGCTCGCGACGCAAGGTCTCGTTTTCCTGCTGGGCTGCCTGGCGCTTTTCCCGCTCATCCTGCACGGCTCTGACGGGTACGCCGCCATTTACAGGCTGCGTCTCGGTACCGGTCACCGGCTGCGAGGTCGTGTCAGCGGTCGGAGCCTTGTCGGGCTGCTTGGCTGAGAAACGGCCATCGTCAGAACGCGGCTGCGTAGTCTGTGTCTGTTCAACGACTGGTGTCTGTATCTCCGTGCTTTCCGGAGCGGATGCGCCAGAGATCACGGAATCGAATACGTCCATGTCCGATTGTTCGGTCATTTCGAAATTTCTCCAATGTCGTGGGAGGTTTCACGGATCGCCCTTAAGCCTGGCGGCGGCTGATCGCCCATGAAGTCGGCGGCACTCTGCCGGATGCGGACCGGCGGCCGAAATCGCCCTTTGAGGATGGCGACTCCTACGTGAGGTTCGATTGTGCCTGCTGCCGAGTCCGCGCTGCCTCATTGGCGGCCTGGATCGGCTTCAGTTGAGCCTCGACATCTGATTTGCGCGCATCTGCCAGCGTCTTCGCGGTCTGCGCGTTGGTGTTCCTGATCTCGGCGACGCTGCGAACAACGTCCAAGTCGCTCGGCGCGCCCTGTTGACGCGGGTTCGCTGCTTCAGAAAGAGCCTTCTGTGCCTGAGCATTGCGAAGCGTCGCGGTTGCGGTCGTCACCTTGAGCTGCTCCTGTGCCTGCGCGACCTGCAGCGGATTTGGTTGTGCGGCCTGCTGCTTTGCCTGGTCGATCATGCTCAAGACGCGCTGCTTGACCGAGCCGACAAGCGGCGAAAGTTCTATCAGGACTTCCGGCGGCACCGGCTGACCGCTACGAGCCATGGCCGTCAGCGTGTCGTAGGCGTCACCCTGCATGTTGATCTCGTCTGGACCTTCATCGATGATAATATCCACGTCGAGAGCGCCAAGGGCATTCACCAGTGTCGGCAGGCCTGTGGCAGGATCGACCGAGAGCTTATTGATGGTGAAGAACTGCGCCATCTTCTGATCATCCGTGACGCGAATCCAGCGCTCCGATGTCCAATGCTCCTGCGCGGCGCACCAGATTGCGCGATAGGTGCGGATCTTGAAGCCCTTGAAGGCGAGCATATACGGCCCGAGCTCGGCAATGCCGGCCTGCTGCTGGAGCTGAATGGCGCGGCCGGACATATCCTGCACGCCCTGCCCGATCAGCGCCGGGTTGAAACCGTAGTTTTCAATCTCGTTCTTTGCATCCTCAAGGAATGCCAGATGGCCTTGCAGCTCCTGACCACGGGCAGCATCATCGAACGTCGGCGGCGTTGTGCCCGGAGAAACCTCGATCACGCCATCAGGACGCGCAGCCTCGCGGCGAACCTGCTCGACATCGTCAACGGAGCCCTTTTCGACAATGACGCGGCGGGAGTTCAGCGTATGGAGTGCCTTTGAGCGCCGCTGGTTCACCTCGTCCTGGCTGGACCGCATATTGCGCACGAAGCCGTAGCGATCGCCGTCCTGGTCGATGTTGGCCGAATACATGATGTATTTACACATCGTGCGGCCCTTTTCGTCCTTCAGGTAGGATTTGCCCTCACGAAGGATCAGCGAGCCGGTATAGATGCACCAGTACCACTCACCATTCTTGATGTACCAATGGTCGATGATGCGGATGCGCCGCGAGCCATCGCCGCCGGTCACCCACTTGATATCGCTATCGGGGTTGCTGGTCAGCTCGGCGCCGGTCTCGGTTGCCGCCTGGATTTCCGCTTCCTTGTCGGGGAACAGCGTAATCGCTGCGTCCACGTCCGACCACTTGCCGATGCCCATGTACCTGGCGTCCGAGAAATCGGGCTTGAGCGAGCGCGGATCATAAAAGAACGACGACGGATCGACCGGTTCAATGCCGATATCGACATCGCCGGTATCACCCTGCGTCAGGATGATCTCGACACCGCCAAGGCCATCGACGGCGCCGAATGATCCACAGATCGGGGATTTCGTGCTCCAGTTCTGCTCATCGCAGATATAGCGCAGGACGGCCGTTGCGATCTCGGCGCCATCTTCGCTGTTCGGTGTCCTTGGGAAGGCGCGTGGGTCTTGCTTCTGGCGCTCAAGCAGGCCGATCAGTGCATTGATCTTGCGGCCGATGCGATTGTACGTGACGACCGGCTGCTTGCGCTTGTTGAGAACCTTGATCTGATCCTTGGTGTACTGGACACCATGGTAATACCGGCGAGAGTTCTGCTGCTCCAAAATCTCGAGGTTCTTCATGCTCAGATAGTCGAGATACTGGCGCTTCAGGACGCCATGATCTGCCATCTGTTGAGGCGTGGACGGATCGTCATAGTCTATCGTCTGTGACGTGACCGAACCGGCGTAGTAAGTCTGAGCCATCAGTATGTCACCCAATCGCCGGCACCGGCATTGTCGGAACGTGGTTTGTAATCCTGGCGCTTCTGCGCATGCTCATCTCGCTTTGGCGGCAGATATGGACGCGACATGCAGCCATACCGCGCTTCGTCGGCAACGTGATCTTCGGCGTCGGTATCCAAGTCTTCCGGCCTGTCCTTGTCATGTTGCAGGAGCGGCACTGTGCGAATGAAATCCGTACAGGTCGAGAACACGAACAATCCCGGCCGCTCGCCATCGCCTTTCAGCCTGGAGCGCATCTGATCCCAGCCGCCCATGGCGCCGCGCTGAGACACGCGGGCATTATCGGCACCACGGAACATCACCTTGAACTTCGTCTCTCGCATCATGCGGCTGGCGATCGATGGGCCGCCGTCCTCGGCAAAGGCTGCGGGATCAAGAACGCCATAGGAGACTTTCTCTGTTGGGTTCTCGATCATCTTCTTAGTGTCGGGATCGAACTTCGCGCCCTCGCGCTCGGCAATCCCGCGGCCAACCTCCTCAGCAGTCAGCTTCAGCCCAACATTGGCTTCGCCAGCCTTGCAACCGTACCACTCGCGATATCGGACGATCGCACCGCGCGGAATAATCCCGGTTTCGGTCGGGTAATCATCACCAGCGATCGCCCACCATCCGACGGAGAACGGCTTGGCAGATCCCCAATCCATTGATCTGAACCGCGTCCAATCACGCGGGACGGTGAAAGGACGAACGATGTGCTTTCGAGTATCCCAGCAGTCAAAGAACGCCCCTTCGATCGCATTCCAGTCGCCGGAGAGCCACGCCTTCACGAGCTGATCGGAACCGACCAGATAAAGGTTGTTGATATAGTCCGGGTCATTCTCCAGCAGGAGCTTGTTGTCCTCGATCCGGCTCGGGATGAATACGTAGCGATGTTCTTTCCCATTCGGCAGCTTGCGTGTGAGCAGCTTCATGCCGTTTGGCGCTGGGTCGACGTACCGTTGCTTGAGCCAATGCTGACCAGCACCGCCGGGATTGCCGGTCAGGATCAACTGTGTTGGGACCCCTCGAGCAGAACGCAGCACAGCGAATAAGCGGTCTATTGGCTTGGAATCCGGATAAAGGCCAGCCTCCTCAACGCATGCGTCACTGACGTTCTGCCCTTGATATTTGTCGGCATCCTGCACTCGCTCCAACGGTCTGAAGCGAAGGCGGCCGCCGCCGGGGAAGACCCACGTTTTCTTCTGATCGTTCCAACCGGCGCCGATCTTCCCGTAAATCTCTTTGCTGCGCTCGATCGCGTCATCAAGCATAGGCAGCTCGCGCCGACAGAACAGCGCATTGAAAGCCGAGCCGTACATAGCGGCCTTGATGGCATATTTGCCGAGCACACCATCAGTCTTGCCACCACCGCGCGCTCCCCCGAAAAAGATTTCGCGGAACGGACAATCGACGAGAGCTTTCTGCGGCCCCTCCTGAGGAGCCCAGATAACCCTACGTGTCAGATCTACCATGTTCTTTGAGCCATTGCTCGTCGGTCACCGGCTTGGCGCTGACAACGAAGTCCAGCGCGCCGGTCACATCAACATCCAGCTTGTCGCCATAGACCTTGGGGCGGAGCTTGGCGGCAATCCATTTGCGGGCATCGATCTGCAGCCGGCGGTGATCGATCATATCGGCTTTGGTCATCTCGATGACGTTGCCATTCTTGTCGACCTTCGTCTTCTCGCCTGTGATCGGCGTGTTGGCGATATCAAGGATTTCATCAAAGAGGGCATCGGCCTGAGCTTCGCGAGCGCGCGCGTATGAGTCGCGAAAGTCTGCATGTGCACCCAACCAACGAAACACAGTCGCTCGATGTGGCATGCCATCGGAGGTGCAAATCGATTTGAGGCTTTCACCATCTGCCAGGCGCTCGCATATGGCGTCTGCTACCACCGGCGTGAAGTCCGAGGGTCTACCTGTCATGTTTCGGCCTTCTGATCGGCTGGTGGGAATTCAATTGATTGATATTAAAAGTTCAGCCACTCTCATGCCGTGCACCTCTCAAGAGGCGGAAAGGCGCTAGACGTCAGATATGGATCATCCTTCCGATCCCAACATCGATTTCATAGAGATGAGAGAAGCGATTGAAGACACTCCACGTGACGAGTCCACTGGGCAACTGTGGCTGCTTGCTGTGGTTGTCGGAAGCTGCCTGATCTTCGGCATTCTCGTCTTTGGGATCTGGTCATGGCGTATCAGTCACTTCCCGCACGCAGTCGCGACGATCGCCGAAGTGTGGAATCGCGAGGTCATCATAAAGGACCGGTTGGGCTTTGAGACTGGGCGTAAAACCATCACGGAAGGTCGAATCTCGTTTACTCGCACACATGCCGGGAAGTCATATCCATGCGAAATGACCATTGAGTTGGGCGGACCGAAGGACAATTTCGCCATCGGGCAGAAGCTCGACGTCGTTCCCGCTACCGGCACGTGTCAGCGAGTTGATGTCGTCGGACGTATTCGAGACTGAACATTCAAGCTCGCCGGTACAGCAGTTATGCCGATCGGGCTGCTGAATTAGACCAATTAGCCCCGGTGCCATGTCAGGACAATCCAAGGACATGGCGCAGTCTCTCAACGGCCTCATCCGAAGCAAGTCGGGCGAGAATATTGATGGATGCAGCCTCGCCGCTGCCTATGCGCTCGAAAAGGAAATAGCCGCTGTCATCATCCACCTCGTCCCCTGAGGCATCAATTTGCCGCTGTGTAAGCGGCGCTAGAAAAATAGTTCGGTTATCAGCGAGATTTACGGATAGATAAAGTTCGTCCATCTTAGGTTGTTTCCACGCGAGAGCGAATCATGGCTGAACCTAAGAAGACCCACCGCCTAGTTAAGGAACCGCAAATTTCCGCCCGGTTTCTCGCTGACTACATGGCGGCCTCGGATGTACGGCGCAAGACAATTCTCCAGTCATGTAAGTATCCTGCGATCGCACGGGTCATCCAACATAACGAGGCTAAACTGCAGATTGGCAAGTATCTACGCGAAGGTACCAGTGACCCGAATCTGTTACATGCCGAAGCCGCGAAATTACGTGGCAGAATGGCCAGCGACGATTTCGAAAGAGACCTCTTTGACCACAACGCGGACTATTTGGACCGCTTTGCAAAAGTATCTGGAATACTCGATTTACCGGTGGCAGAGCGCCTAGCTCCAGGACAGTGTGCAGCAATTTCCCGTGAAGGCGTAAAGATTACCCCCGACATCTTATTCAGGCTTCGTCGCCTGACGTCGTCTAACAAGGTACGAGTGGGCGTTGCCTCCATCAGGTATGCGAAAGGCAAACCGCTGAAGCAAGATATAGCAGAATGGCAATCAGCCTTTCTCTTTGGCTACATAGGCTTCCTTGACGAAGAGGAAGGTGCCGAGCCAGACAAGAAACTCTGCATTACCATCGACGGGCATAGTGGAGCGTGCTTTGCAGCACCTTCAAATGCCATTACGCGACTCAAGAACATGGATGCCGCCTGCGCGGGCATTGCAGAACGATGGGATAACATTTCCCCACCGAACAACGCTATTCTGTAATGTTTCTCGGAACGGCCGGGCACGAACCCCAACCTTCACGAATCACTATCCGCCGTCCGTCCTCTGGTGAAGAATTCGTCTGGACAATTTGACCTATGCCGGCAGCTTGCGAAGCTTTCTGATTGGGCGGCTGGCGACTTTTATCTTGCCTACCCAATACCCCGGCTTACGCACATGGTTTTTGCCGCGCTTGCGTTCTTCGTAAATTGCGATCAGTTCATCATGTTTGCTCATGAGGGCAATGATACGACCACAAGCCAAAAAAGTCACGAGAAGCCATGCCGTAGCATGGGCGGATAGATGTCACCTCTTCCCGATCTCGTTGCCTTTCGGCGAATCAAAAAGCCCGAGGCGTTTTCACACTTCGGGCTATATCAAGTAAGGCCGAAATACTGCATACACGAAATATTGGTGCCAGATGGGAAAAACATCTCGCCTGAGTCCCCGTTTGAAATGAGGTGGCAGTTCACGATCTCACTTCCAGATGAAGGACCAGCTTGAGTAAAATCAAGTATATATTGAGCACTCAACTTAGGCATCGGTTGCGTATAAGGAATAGTTCAATGCAGCGCTATTGGGTTCAGAGCATGCGTCGCAGCGCCGACAGTGCGCGACGCATGCTCGCAAAGCAGGTCGCAGTAGCACCATTCCTGCCGTGGGACTTGCGGCGTAAGGCAATAGCGTCACACATGAAGACCGCCAGCGCCCAACACTTGGAAGCGCGTTATGCCGCCATTGATTATTGCATGGCAGTTGAAAGACCGCCCCAACGCCAAGGGCAACTTGGCCCAATTTGGCAATTCTGGGCTCAGGGAGTGGAAAAGGCTCCGCCGCTCGTGCAGACGTGCCTTCGTTCGGTCGAAATGAACGCCTGTGGCAGGAAACGCATCGTCCTCACCACTGACACCGTGGGCGACTACCTTGATCTACCTGGTAGAGTTATGGACAGAATCCCCTTCTGGGGTTGGACAAAGTTCTCAAATTTATTGCGATTGATGTTGCTTGCGCGGCACGGCGGAACCTGGATAGACGCTACCGTTCTAATTGACCGTGCCATTCCAACTTGGATTGAAGAGCGCGATTTTTTTGTATTTCGATGGCCCTATGATCCGCGCATACTGGCCACTTGGTTTATGCATGCGAGATCAGAGACGCCCCTAGTGGTCGCGATAAATGCCGCCTACCAGGACTATTGGCTTCGCGCTGAAAAGCCCGGCGACTACTTCATGTTCCACTATTTGTTTGAAGCTGTCGTGCTCTCGCAGCTCAGGCTGAGCAAGCTATGGAAAGATGTGCCGTTCCACAGCGCTGCCACTCCTCATGAGCTGCAGGCGCTACTCGGCCATCCCTTCGAATACGACCTATACCGGAGCATACTGGATCGATCATGGATTCAGAAACTTACCCATAAGTTCGAAACGACGATGCCTAGCAGCGCCCCAACCTTCATTTCGCGCCTGAGCGAGGGCCTCCCCCTGGCGCCACCTCACCTAGAAGGCTAGCCAATCTACGCAACGGGCGTGTAGCTCTCCACGAGTAGCTGCTGAAAGTCTCGTTTAAGCTTCTCTCAAGTGTCTGTACACGAGCCTCGGCGTCAGCGAGATCACTTTGCAATTGATTCTTGTGCCGCCGAAGCTGCTCTTCCTTCGCATCAGCAATCTCCTGCGCTGTAGCCATCTGCTGCTGGATCTGCTCCAGCTTCGCCTCGGTGGCCTTTTGTGCCGCATGCAGATGATCCGATTGCACATCTGCATCGTGCTGCATTTTCTCCAACTGCAAGCGGAAACGCTCGGCGTCGCTCCTCTGCCTAGCGACAAACTCACGAAAAGTCGCGTCCACAAAAGGCATGCGAGGATTATTATCGAGTTCCTCTTTCAACGAAGAAAGGTCTCTCATGGCCTCTTCGTCGTGGGGATTTCGATCAAGCTTGACAACATTCGCCAGTATTTGATCGACAAAACCCGCGATCTCTCCCTCGCTTTGCAAGCTCTCTCCGTACGTCTGATGGTGCCGTAGGTCAGGTCTCAAAAAGGCAGCAATGTTCATTCGCGCCTCGGTTACGGAGATCGGCCACTCAACGTTCAAACACGCGCCAATCCGATTAGACACGCCCTCGAAATCGCTAAGCAGTGCGTCATAAGGCACAAAAACCCGGGCAAGACCACGGGTTTCCGCTTCTGCATCAAGTACGTGTCGCGCCCACATCAACTTTGCGTAATCGGCAGTAATCCCATCGCGAGCACTGAGTGAGGCGGCAACCTCGGTCGAATTCCGGTACGGGATAATGTACCGGAGCTCCACATCGAGCTGATGCGAGGCATCTTTGAATAAAGGCACCAGCCGGCAGATTCTTGGATCCTTCAAGACGAACAGTTGCGAACTGCCAAAGTCCTGCTGGAGGCAAACAGCAATAGCGTCCCTGAAATGAAGATATCCTTCATCCAATGAGCTACAATCGAATTTTCTCCAATCATTCCAACTGCTGCCACCTGCGGATAACAATTGGTCATTTAAATCAGCAAGATGTTGAGGTTCCCAATGTCCCGTCTCATTACCTCGATTAGATCCCATCAGTCGGAGGGGCAAATCGGCTCCCAAGAGACTTAGAACACGAGTTAACGCACTGGTACCAGACCGATGCATTCCGAGCACAACCAGTCCGATGCGCCCCTTCGTATGGGTCGGCTGAGGCTCGCAATGCTCGGCTGGAGTTAAAACGTTGATACTGGACATTCCCACCATTTTCTTGTTTTTTCGTCGATGGAAGCCGTGCACTTTCGTCCGTTTGCCGGAGCCGCTTTTTGCCTGGATCACCGCTGCTGACTGTTAACGGTGATACCGAAGAGGCACGATTGACGCCCTCTTACTCCAGTACCACCGAGCAAATCTCAATAGAATTTCCCCCTCAGGAATGTCTCGACTATTTGCGCTGACTGAGCGGGATCCGCGCCTACGGTGCGCAAATGCAGTTCCGGGCGCTCCGGCGGTTCGTATGGCGAATCGATTCCAGTAAAATGATGAAGTTCGCCAGAAAGGGCCAGCTTGTACAGGCCCTTTGGGTCGCGCTGGATGCACTCCTCAAGAGGAGTGTCGACGAAGATCTCTATAAGCTCACCAGGTTCCATTAAATCTCGAGCGAACTGGCGCCCGGACCGAAATGGGGAAATGCACGCAACGATAACGATCAGCCCGGCTTCCTTCATGAGCTTGGCGACCTCAGCTACGCGGCGAATGTTCTCCACGCGGTCGGCTTCAGCAAAACCGAGATCGCTATTTAGCCCACGCCGAATATTGTCGCCGTCGAGCAAAATCGCATGACGGCCGTCGTCGTTCAAAAGCTTTTTCAGATGGTTGGCAATTGTTGACTTGCCTGCCCCTGAAAGGCCCGTAAACCAAAGCACGGCTGGCTTCTGGTTCAT